TGTAATTCAAACATTGCGATTAACGAAGCAGTGTTCTGCTTAGAGAAGAATGCCATAATAGCATTAAGTTTTGCCTGCTGTGCTTTCTTACCTGCTGAGGTTTTTCTTTTATCCATTTCTGCTTTGTATCTGCTACGCAACCAACGTTGTAGTGCAATCACGTGTCGTCTTGAGTCTTGTATCACCATACCCTTACGGACGAACGTGTTATTAAACTGCTCGATCAGCTGAGCGAGATCTTGATTTGATTCAAGTTGCCGCAGGGTGCTACCAGCAATTTTCTGAAACAGTTTGCCAGCAATTGAAAGATATTCAGTTACTTCTTTTGTTTGTCGAGCAGACAAAGTAGCAGTCGTCACGTCACGAAGCATAGCATCTTGACTCCAGACCTTTCGACTATTTCTCAAGGCACCAACATTGACACCGAATGATGCTCGCATACTTTCAAAAGTATCACCAGTGTATGTTGTATGCCATACAATACCGATACGAGCAGTCTTCACTTCTTTCGCCGCAGCACTACCAGTAGGCAAGGCATACACGATCGTGTTGGGGTGAAACGTAACATAAGCATCGCCACCAATATTCTTGGTCGCTACATCACCAGGACCAAACAAGAAGTCTCCCTGTATGACACCTTTGATGCCAAGAGCAGGGAGTTCCTCAAGGGCAGCGTTGAGTTTTACATTTAAGTCGCCGGAAGTGTCAGCATCGACATCTGCCTTCGTCTTGTATACTTTAGGATTCTTGTTGAAGATACCCTTCTTTGCCACGAAGAACTTACCGTCGCGAGGATCGATGCCTGCGAAGATAGCAGGGGCACCGTCCCACTTGACAGAGATATCACCCTTATGTTTGCCAGCTAGCATATCGCGCAGAGAACGCAGTGCGTTGATCGCCTGACGAGTTCCCTCAACTCCCCCATAGAGGACTTTATCCTCGATGTGAGTCATGTGAGTATTTTTCGCCTCAGAGAGCATTTGATGTGTCATAAACGATTTCATACGCGCATTGTACTATATCTGGACACAAAAGTAAAGGATTGTTTGGCTATATGCATATAACTTTAAGTTATCTCTTCCCAGTTAATAGAAACAGCGACATCATCACCAGCAGTGTTCGTTGCTGCAACTATCAAGAAGGTTTCGCAACTATCAGCATTTCTTTCTAATTGGTAAGTAAACACTCCATCAGAAAGACTTACGTTTTGGGCAGACTGATTCGAAGAAGCAGTAAAACCTTGAGTGATTAAATTACCACCAGAAAAAGAAGTAGGCGTCAGATTATAACTTACAGAGGAAGTTGAAGCAGCAGAGTTCCAACTACCTCCTCCAACTGTTGCTCCTTTATAAACTCTCCAATTGATTACGCTGTTGTTTCCTGTGCTGTTGGGCACAAAATCAATTCCTTTTGGCAATACTACCGCCTCTCGTTGATCGTCTTTCAAACGAATGGCAGCGATAGGGTAATACGTTCCAGCAGCAGTAAGTTCTCTACCGACAGCACCAGTTCCTGTAATCGAATGACCGATAGATCTAGAAGATCCTGACAATGCAAAACCACCTTCGGAAATAACGGTGCTGCAAATCTGCTTCAGAGTGCTCGCTCCGCTAGTACCAGCGGTATTTTCAATTTCGTATCTAATCGGCAAGCAAGCAGTTGTCATGTATGGTGCGGTTACAGTATTCGCATGATGGAACGTGTGAACATGAATAAACTGACCATTGTATACAAATCCACAACGAACAGAACCAACGCCTAACCACTCAATGTCCATCCAAAAGATTTGGGCAGTAGCAATATTCAAATTAAACCCACTAGCACCATTCCCATCAGCAGTATCAATATTCCAACTAGATTGTGCAACTCGTGTGTCAGAACCTTGAGAACGTTTCACTAGGAAAAGATCAGTCCCATCAAGTTCTAAGAAGAGACCATCGTTAGTTCCGAAATATCCAACTCTTTGTCTGAGTCCAGTTTTTCCTGTACTCATAACAAAAGTGTTTAGAACCTGTAGAGATTTTCCTGGTTGATATGAAAATACCCTTTTGCTTTCGCGAATGGCAGTATCGCCTGATGCGTCAGTAAGAGTCATGTCGATTGAAGCACTATCGTCACCGAACCCTGTTGTAGCATTCGTTAACTGCTCAAAGAACTTACCATTATCGTCGTATCTGTTAAATGCTTCAAACAGTGTAAAAGGTTCAGACACTCTCCGCCTACCGAAAGCATCAGTACCCTGTACACTACCACCAGCGTCAGTGACGTTTCCAAATTGATCAGCAATCATAACGACTTCATAAATTGTGTCGTTATTTCCTACGAGACTTTTCTTGTCGTTGTTAAACTGTGCCATAGCAGTACTCTCTTATTTGTAACTGAAGTCGCACATCATTCGCGTAGGATATCCATCCTTTCCCTGTGTGTCCCTAATATTTAATTTAAACTTGTATGTCTGCGATTCCATTTCCATATCGATTCGCTTACCTGTTCCGGTCTTACCGCCATAATAAACTTTACAACTGCTGACAGTAGATGCCTTTCTTAAAGCATCGCTGTCCATTTTCTTAGATATGATTCTGCCTGAAACTTTGTGTATGATATGATATCCTTTACCGATACCAGTCTCCATCAAACTTTTCATATTACTTTGATTTGGACGAGTTGTCTTAACCACTCCTCGTTTCAACTTGCCGTTAAAGACATCGCAAAACATCTTATAATCTATCCCAAACAGATCCAGTAGTTTACAACCGTCTGGATTTTTGAGATTGTATGTTTGTATATGGTCAGGGGGAAGGATCGTTCTAATACCCACGTTGAAGAACGTAACTGTGGTTCCCATTTTCAACGAAAGATAAATTTCTTCTTTACCGTCTTTTATCAGAGTAATATCAGTAACTGATTTACCGATATCTGTGCCGCTTCCTTTTGGATTGGTCAATCCAATCTTCGGAGTGAAGTACAAAGGACGTTTGGTGTTTTCACCACCAACAACGTCGACTTTTAATTTTTTTGTCTTGCGAAGATTATAGAGTTCATCTAGATGCTCGATTGAAGTCAGCATCATTCTGTCGGTCACTGTGTTGCCGTTGTACCAATCGAGCAATGCCTCGGCAAACTGTGGTTCGAACAGGTTGCCCCTGTTGTTCTTGCCGCGATTACCTGACGACCCATTACCAAACTTGATGGATAATTTATCTATGTTTGCTTCAGACTTTATTTTTCTAATGTTCGTATCCGACTCCACCATACGAGTAACATTGGCAGAACCTCGCTTGGACAAATCCAAGTTGATCGGAGTTTCAACAGCAGGAAATTCCTCTTTGAGGTATTCGAATAGCAGAACGAGGTCGCTCTTAATAGCAGGATCGTGATTCTGAATCCTGCTAATAAGTTCTTCTTTCGTTTTTGGGAAAAAGTCGTATGCCATAGATACAGTCCTTTAGGATGTATCTATTTATACTTCTTCCTCCATCCACTTCTTGAAGAGTTTTTCTTCTAGTCGCCTTGCTTCCCTTTCCCAAGGAGTATCGTTCTCTGCTCGTTGACTTTTGCCGTATCGAATAGTCCTACCCTTCCAACGAGATACGGGCAGATCCCATTCCTCAGGGTGTGAAGTGAGTTCTCTCCGGAGATACTGACGAGCGTGTACTAATTCATGCGCAACAGTTTTGAGTTTATCTTCGTAGGAAATAGGTTCGCCATATTGCCTAGTGGCAACCCAGATTGACACTTCGCGGTCATCACCTGCACATAGTCCAAAAGCATTACCGTCGAGTTCACCATAATGCCATTTGAATTCAATCCAACCGCGAAGTTTACTGATCGAGAGTTCTTCGCAGCACCATTCAACAAACTCCTCAATGTATTGAGGAGTGTTCGCATGATAATAGACAAACATTAGTATCTTCCAAAAATTTTGTCTAACTTATATCCTAGGTCAGAAATCTGACGGTTGATACCATGTTGAACAGAAGATTCAATTTGCCAAGCAGCATTGTTTATTGATCTGTCGATAACACGGTTTGTGGCTTGCGCAACTCTACCAGAATTATCACAACTGTACCAATACAACGTATTGATCGATGCGCGGTAGGAAGGCGACCAAGGAGTTCTATCGCTGTTACAACCTTCGCCGCCATAGACTACTTTGGCGTTGGAAGGAATAGTGATATCAGATGCATTCGCCTGTTGAGTGAAGGCACCGACCACGATAATTAAGAAAATTGCTAATATAAATTTAAACATGGTTATTCACCTCTTTTCCTATTTATAAGACCATTATATCCTATATCTGGAACAAAAGCAAATCGAAAATAGTCGTTTAAAATCAACGACTTATGACTGCGACCCCGTCTACGCTGCTCTCCTATCTATAGCAGTGACACATCAGGACATCTCTACCATGCCCTCGCAGTCGTACCCTTACGTTTCCCTCTTTTGACTGGAACCCTGCTCCTTCCTTGTCAGCAGGTAATCTACATGATCAAGGTTCAACGGTTCTTCGTCGAACGCACGCATCATGTTGCACATATCTTCATACAACTCATCTGGTATATCACCAAAAGCAGTTACAGGATTTGTTGAATAAAATTTAACATTGCCCTTATCATCATAATAGACCTCGTGAATCTGATATCCCAACAGGGGATCAGTTTTAGGGCGATGCGCTATCCTGTAATTCCAACTCATACTGGTCTCTCAACTTCAAGAACTCACCTACCCACTCGTCACGGTGTTCAATGAATACTTGAGACTCTCCTTCTTGTGTTGTAATGATTGTGACTAACTGCGTCACAGGTATTCCAGTCATCTCTTCAAACATGACAGCATATGCAGCTTCCTGTTTGAAGTAATTGTATATCTTAGATCGAGTCTTTCGCCGAGCGGAAGTTTTCCAGTCGATTACTGAAATCTTACCGTCAAACTCAGCGACCATATCCACAGTGCCTGCTGCGCGCAGATACTCAGAATACATTAGTCCCTCGATCATCCTAACATTGTCGATGTGCTCATCAGCAACATCTCGCAAGCGACCAAACATGTCGCGAGCGTTTGGCATTATTACGCCAGTGGACTCTTTCCCTTGTATGTAGTCCTCTATTAAAGTATGGACTGACGTGCCTCGTTGCGTTGCTTGCTGAGAAATTTTATTAGCAGTCTCAGCACCAACACGGCGACGCCATTCATGTAATGCCCTCTTGGTTTGTTTACAAGAGGAAAGGATGGTGGTGACAGAAGGGTACGGAACTGCCTCTCCATCCTCTTTTACATAATGACGTTTACCATTGACGGTAACACGCTTGATCGACGGTAACTCGATCAAGTCCAAATTAAATTTTTTCATAATCTAGTATAATCTTTCTGGAAAAAACAAAGTATTCAAATCTTTAGAAAGAATTCTTTTAGCAGAAGCAATATGCCCTTTATTTCTTTTT